CCATAAACTGCACGCTGCTGCTGGCCGGCATGGTGGCCGTCACCGAAAACCGCTGCCAGGTGCCCGTGGGCGTGACCAGAAGCGAGGCGATCAGGGTCGAGGTGCTGTCATAGATCACCAGCGCCACGGTGCCGCCCAAGGTGCCCGCCTTGAGCCAAACGCTGCCGGTGAACACTTCGCCAGCCAACACGGTGCGCGGCGCTTCGGCCACGAAGAACGTGTCACCTGCGGCCACGCTGAGCATGCGCATGCCCGGCGCCTCATAGCCAGGCGGGCCGTCGTCGGTGTCCACCTCTGAACAGCAGTTGACAAACGAACCCGCAAGCACCTCAAGATGCGGCGCCCAGAAAACCACCGTGTCACCGGCGCTGCCGGCGCTTGGGAACTCCATCACCACCCGCAAGTTGGCAGCAGGCGACGCGCCAATCAGCGCGGCAATCTGAAACCACTGCCACGCGCCGCTGGGCGTGACGTCTTTGGTGCCGTAGACGGTGCCAGATCCGTCTTGAATCTGCAGCCTGACCACACCGGCCAAGGTGCCCGCCTTCAGCCGCACCGTGAAAGACGCCGCTTTGCTGGCGTGCGTTGTAGTCGTGTAGGTCTGGAAGACGTAGCACACTCCGCCAGCGGTGCGCGTGATGAGGCCAGCAGTCGGCTGGCCGTCAGGGTCAGTCTGGCCACCAGTTATGGTGGCGTTCGACAAAGACCACCCGCTGGTGCCCCAGGCTTGGTAAGCCCCCGCCCGGCGCACCAGGTTGGCACCCGCCAAGCCGCCGCCCAGCGTCAAGCTGCTGGCACCTGCCGCCATGGTGGCGCTGAGCGTTGGCGCACCGCGCAGCGTGCCCAGCGGTTCAGGCGTCTGCAGGTTCCACAGCAGCAGCCTGTCGGCACCGCCACGCTGCTTCAGAAAAAAGGCTTCCAGCTGGCGGCGCTGCACCAGCTGCGACACCGGCACTGTGCGGAAGTTCATCGTTGTACGCCAGCGCGCGCCTGGCAGGCTCTGCGTGGTGACGCGGCCGCTGCGGGCTACGCTGAGCTCGACGTTAAACTCCACGGCCTCGTCATAGCCCTCAGGCGAAAAGTCGCCGCCGGGCGCAAAGGGCCAGGTGTAGTCAGCCACGGTCAGGCCCCCGCCAGCATGGCGTTGTTCATGACGCGACCCGGGCGGGCCAGGTCACCGGCAAAGCGCGCGTACAGCGCGCGGTTGTTCTGCTCCAGCGCGGCCGCGTAGGCTGCCGGGCTTTGACCTGCGGGCACGTGGTAGTGCACCTGCATGCCGCCGCTGGGCGCTGAACCGCCGGCGTGCGGGTTGTAGCGGGCCGGCACCACCTGTTCGCCGCGGTGCAGCAGCGCCACCATGTCGCGCGGCACAAAGTTGGTGCCGGTGGCCATGCCGCCGCGGGTGCCGTTGATGTCGGGCGCGTTGATGCCCCGGCCGCTGGTGTCCACGCTGTAGCCACCGCCCACCACGCTGCCGATCATGCCCAGCAGGTCACCGAACAGGCCACCCTGCCCGCTCTTGCCCACGGCCGCTGTGGCCAGTGCGTCGGCCAGGCTGGCGGTCACGCGGGTGAAGATGGCGTTGCCCAGCGCGTTGGCAAACGCCTTGGCCGGGTTGTTGCTGTCGCGGAAGGCGGCAGACAGGGCGCCCTTTACGTCTTCGTAGGTGCTGTCGCCGGCCTTCTGGCCCAGTTTCTGAATCTCGTACTCAGCCTTCTCGCTGTTCAGGCGCCGGGCTTCGGCCAGCGCGCCAGGGGTCAAGCCCTTGGCTTCCAGCCGGCGGTTGGCGATGTCCAGATCCAGCCGCACCAGGGCTTCACCGCGCGCGGCTTCGTCCTCGATCAGTTCCAGCGACGCGCGGCGCGTGGCCTCGCTCAGGCTGTCCAAAAACTCTTGCTCGGCCGCCAGGCGCTTGGCGTCGCGCTCTTCCTGCGCGCGCAGGGCTTCGTTGAAGAAGCCGTCGATGCGGCTTTGCTCTTTCTCGTAGGCCGCCGCGGCCACCATGCCGTCGCGCGCGTCCAGCACCTGGAATTCGTCGGGGATGTAGGGCTTGCCGGTGCTGGTGCGAGCGCCACCCTGGCCGCCCTGCAGCTTGGCAATTTCGCTGCGGTTGGTGCTGACGTTGCGGCCGCGCGCGTCGGCCTGCTGGTTTTCCAGCTTGAGCTGTTCCTTAAGGAACTGGATTCGTTGCTCAAGGGCATCCTTGGCCTTGGGGCCCAGGTTGCCGCCCAGGGCCTCCAGCCGGCTCATCGCGATGTCGAGCTGCTGGCGCGTGCTGCCTTGCCGGCCAATGTTCAGCATGGCATCCCACGCGCCGCTGGCGGCTTCCCTGATGCCCTTCCAGGCACCCTCCAGCAGCCCCAGCTCGCGCGTCTGGCTTTTGGTGGCTGCCAGGAAGGCTTCGCTTGTGGCGATCATGGCCTCTTCGACGCGGCCCTGCTCTTCCAGCCCCTTGATGTACTTGAACTGCTCGACGGTGATGAAGTTCCAGGCCTTGTTGTGCTCGGCAGCCCACTTGGCCACGCCGTTGCTCATGGTCGCGAAGTCGCGCGCGATGTCGGCGCTGTCCTTGCCCGTGATGTCGGCCAAGCGCGCAACAGCCGCCGCCGTGGCGTCGATCGCCTTGGCGCCGACTGAGCCAGTGGAAGCCAGCGCGATGACGATGTCTTTGGCACCGCCTACGGTCTGCTTGGAACCCGCGGCCACCTTTTCGGCCAGCATCTGGTAGCGGTCGGCCGTCAGCGCTGCAGCGTTGCCGCTCAGAAGCAGCGTCTTGCGCAGCTCTTCGCTCTCGCTGCGCCCCTGAAACACGGCCACGCCGAGCGTGCCAACCACCGCGGCCAGCGCGCCAATGCCCAGCGTCACCGGGCTAATGGCTGCGCCGATGCCCCGGATGGCCGGGCCGATGCCTCCAAAGCTATCCTTGATCTGGCCACCTTGCTGCAGCAGGATCAGCAGCGGGTTCTGCCCGCCGGCCAGCTGCGTGGCAATGTCGGTGAACTGCGCCGGCAGCGTGCGCATGGCCGCGGCCGTCTGGCGGGCGCTGATCTCACCGGCCTGGCCGATCTTGCCGATGGCGGCCGCCGCCTGCTGCGTGGCTTGCGGCAGGTTGCCTGTGTCCAGGCGCAAGACGACGACGGCTTCTTCTCTCACTGCACCGCCTCCTGGCCTACGCTTTGTCGCGCTGCTCGGCAAACCACAGCAGCGCTTCGTCTTCCATCACCTGCAGCGCTTCGAACAGCTGGCGCCCGCGCCGGCCGCCCTGGCCGGGCTTGGCGCGCAGCGGCAGCGCCGTGTGGTCCAGCGAGAAAGCACCGCCGGGCCCCGCACGCCACTGGCCGCGCATGTCCATGAACAGGCGCACCGCGGGCCAGTGCTCGGCCCACAGTTCCACGGGCTCGGGCGCGGGCGGCGGCGGCGGTGCTTCCACCACAAAGCCAAAGGCCGCGGCGGCCGCGTTGTCCACCACGGCCACGGCAGGCGGGCGCCACAGCACCCGCCGCGTGGCCGCCCTCAGTTTTTTGCGCGTACATCCGTCAGGTGCCTGCGGTACTGCGTGATCAGCTCGGGCCCGCTGGCGGGGTACTGGTCCAGCAAGGTGGCCAGCACGTCGCGGCTGAACGGCGCGGGGTTGCCTTCGGCGTCGGCCAGGGGCGACAGGTCGAGCAGCACCTCTTCGACGTAGCTCACGTCGTCAGTGCGGTCCACGCTGCTCAGCAACCAGGCGCTGAGCTGGCGCGCCGTCTTGTGCTTGAAGGTGGCCTGCAGCGTGGCGGGCTTGTCACTGCCCGGCACACTGATCTGCACCGGGCACTTGAAGGTGGGGCTGGCAACGATCTTGAACATGGCCGCGCCGCCTTAGCGCGACACGATGCGCAGTTCGTCGTTGCCGGCGCTGGGCACCATGCGCAGCTGGTAGGCGTGCAGCGCGTTGCCGTTCAGGTCTTCCACGCTGGGGCTCACGCGCTGCACCAGCGGGCTGTACACCGCCACGATGTTGCCGGTGGTGGTGCCGTGGGTGAAACCCAGGCCCGTGGTGGTGTTGGCCAGCACGTCGGTCATGGCCGTCACGGCCTGCGCGGCGCTCAGGTCCAGGCTCAGGCCGCCGGTGACCTGGCGGTCGGTGAGCTCTACGGTCTCGGCACCCACCAGCGGCTGGAAGACCAGATTGTTGCCCGCGTCCACCTGCAGGCCCTTGCTGATGAAGGCCGTGCCGCCGCTGATGACGCCGGTGGCGGTGGTGTACGTCAGGCTGCCCAGCACCAGGTCGGCGCTATTGGTGTCGGTCACCACCTGCGGCGTGCGCCAGGCGGTGAGCGTGGGCGACGGGTTGGCCGCCGCCGTCAGGCCGCCGTTGCGGCCGATGAAGCGGAAGCGGAACTCGGGCCGCTCGCCCACGCCCATGGCCAGCGTGAAGGTGCCGCGCGCGCCCAGCAGCTTGTGCAGCTGGCCGTCCAGGTAGTAGTAGATGGTCAGGCTGGTGTTGGTGCCGAAGGCGCTGACGGGCAGGTAGTCGACACTGGCCGCCGCAACGGTCTGGCCAAAGCCGCAAGCCAGCAGCAGCTTGCCCCAGGCCGGCGGCGTGGTGGCCGTGCCGCTGCCCGCGGCCTCGACCGTGAAGCTGACCTCGACGTAGTTGGTGCCCACCAGTTGCTCGCTGCCGCCCAGATAGCCGCGCACGAAGTTGCGCGCCACGCTGTTGGCCACCAGGGGGTTGATGCTGGGGTCGCTGACCAGCAGCGCGTCGGTCCCGCCTACAGGCACGGAGTCGACGCTGTAGGTAGGCTCCAGCTTGGCCAGGATCAGGGTGTTGCGGATGATGCGCGGCATGGCTTGCCCCTTGTGATGTGCGGTGTGCGGCTACGCCTGCAGCGAGCCAGAAGATGTGATGTGCAGCACCGGGTAGATGCCGGTGCAGGTGCCCACGCGCGTGTCGGCTTGGGCGCTGTCGTGGCGGATTCGGGGCTCGCCTACGTCGACCACTGCGCCGCCCAGGCGGCGGTCTTGCATCAAGCGGGCGTACACGCGGGCATGCAGGTCGCGGCTGGCGCGGCCGGTGCCGCCGATGTTGTTGACGCGGGCGCGGCAGCTGATGGCCACGCGGCTGGTCCAATGCACCTGGCTGGTGAACTGGTCACGCGGGTCGCTGTCTTCCAGGCTGACCAGCACGGCTTCGTTCAAGCCTTCGGGCAGCAGTTCAAGGTCGGCGTCTTCTTCGATCAGGCCGGCCGTGACGGCGGGTTCTTGCCGCAGCGCAGTGAGCACGGCGCTGACCACCGCGTCGTGCGCGTTCACGCCAGCTCCAGCTCGAGCAGCGTGGTGCCAGCCTCGAAGTGGTCAACGCGGCCGCCGGGCGCCACTTTGTAGGTGCCAGCCGGTTGGCTAAGCTGGTTGTGGTAGTACACGACCACCGGCGTGCCGTCTTGAACGGGCACGGCCAGCTGTTCGGTGAGCGCGGTAAATGTCAGGTCGCGCGTGCGGGCAGACACGCCGCCCAGGTCTTGCACAGACGGCGTGCGGGTGAAGACACCAGGCACCGTGACGGCAGCCGCCGCGCCAATGGTGGCCCGCGCGTTGGACGCGCGCTCCAGAGCAACGCGGTTGACGCGCTGCTCCAGGCCAGCAAAGGGGACGGCAGACTGCGCCACGGGCCAGGCCGAGCGTTACTCGTTGATGACGCAGGCCACGGTGGCGACACCGTTGCCGGCCGCCGCGTAGGCCCAGCCAGCCACGGTGTTGGACGCCGACGTCAGCGTCAAGCGCAGGTTGGTGTTGTCCCAGTACAGGATGGCGCCCTGCGTGACAACGTCGGTGCTCAGCTTGGGCAGCGTGTACACGCCCTTGATGGCAAACACGCCGGGCGTGCTGATGGCCACGTCGTTGACTGCCACGCCGATGCGGCCGTTGCCGACAACGCCAATCAGGGTGGCGGCACCCGCGGCGCGCGCTGCGGCCGGGGTGTGCTCGATGGTCTTGCCTTCGGCGACAAGGTTCTTCATGGTGGTTCCTTTCCGTCAAGTGTTGGGCTGGTCAGCCGTTGCGCTGCAGCGTCTTCCAGTCCAGCGCCTTGGCGGATGCGTCGATGCGCACCTTGAAGCTGGCACCGTCGATTGACCAGCTGGCCTGCTGCTCGAGCGTGGGGGTCTTGACGCCGTCCAGGTAGTCCACCACCACGGTGTCGTGCACGGCCGGGTTGGCCGCGCCGTACCAGATGGAGCCGCTGGAGTCGTCCAGACGCGCGTCGGAAATCACCTGGGCGATGCCGCGCACGCTGTTGGGCGTGGTGTTGTTGCGGGTGGCCGCGCCCACCTCGTATTCGCTTTCCATCACGGTCTTGGCCACACCTTCCAGCGTGACGGGCACGATGAGGTTGGCCATGCGGATGTTGAGCGAGCCAGTGGTCTGGCCGGTGTCTTTCTGGCGGGCCATGGCCACGCGCATGGCGTCGACCGTGGTGGTGCTGATGGCGCCGGCGCCTTGCAGGTTGTTGTGGGCGGCATTGAACAGCGCCACACCGTCGGCCATGTTGGCGTTGGCGGTGAGCACGGCGTAGGCCAGGTCGCCCACGGTGCGGATGGCGGCGCGGCCCATCTTGCGCGGCAGGCGCGAGAAGGCGTCCATGTCGTCGTTGATGATGGCCTGGCGGCTGATGTTGAACAGCTCACCGTAGGTGGCCAGCACGCGCTGTTCGCGGCGGTCGCCCACGCTGATGAACTTGTACTCGGCACCCTCGCCCACCGCGCGCAGCGATGGGAAGCTGCCCAGGTCGACCGTGCTCTGGATCTTGAAGTCGGGCAGCGAGCCCGAGGTGGTCCACAGCTGGAAGGTCTCGTCGGCCTCTTCGTAGCCCTTCATCATGGCCTTCTGCGCCACGTTGGCCAGCAGCAGCGGGAAGTCGCTGGTGCTGTGGGTGAAGGCCAAGGCGATCATGCCCAGCTTGTCGCCGGGGATGTCGCGCACGCCAGCGTGCGCCAGGCACATGCGCGCCACTTCGGCCAGGGTGTGACCACGGAAGGGGTTGGCGCTGTCGTTGGCAGACAGGCCGGCGCGGATTTCCAGCGCGGCCTTCATGCCGGCGCGGCGCTTGTCGGTTTCATCGGCACCGGTGACCACGTAGCTGCCCGCCACCGGCGTGGTGCCAGCGGCCAGCAGGTCCAGGACCTTGAGCTTGGTGGAGTCGACCGACGCATTGACGTCGTTGACAGCAGCGTCCAGCAGCGCTTGCACGCCGGCCACTGCCATGTGCGGCTTCAGCGCGGCACGGATGCCGGCTTGGCGCTGGTTTTCGGCAACGCGCGCGGCTTGCACCGCGGCTTGCACTTGGGTGTCGTCAGCGGTCGGGGTGGTGGCCGCGGGGTTCAGGGTTTGGGGCATGTTGGCTCCAGGGGTGGTTACGGCCGCGGCCGCGGGGAAAGGGGTGTTGACGCCTGCGCCCGGGGTGGGTTGCTGGGGCGGCTGGTTGTGTGCAGGGGCAGCTTGGCCGCCGGCTTGGCACCAGCCAAAGCGCGTGGCGCTGGCGGCAATGGGCATGGCGGCCACAGCTTCGTCGGCCAGGCCCTCGGCCACGCATTCGGCGGCGGTGAACCAGTGGTCCTTGCCGTCTTGCAGCCAGGCCATGACGTGGTCTTCGGTCTTGCCGGTCTTGCGGGCGTAGCTGGCGGCCATGCTTTCGGCCCACTTGTCCAGCATGTCGGCCCGGTCGCGCAGCTCGGCTGCGTTGCCCATGACCACGCCCCAGGGGGCATGCAGCATCATCTGGGCGTTCTCGGCAATCTCGACCCGGTCGCCGGCCATGGCAATCAGGCTGGCGATGCTGGCAGCGATGCCGTCCACGCACACGGTGACGGTGGCCTTGTGCCGACGCAGCGCGTTGTAGATGGCGATGCCGTCAGAGACGCTGCCGCCGTAGCTGTTGATGCGGACGGTGATCTGGTCGGCTTCCAGCGCCGCCAGTTCCTTCACCAGCGACTTGGCGCTGACGGTCTCGTCCCACCAGCTTTCACCGATGTCGGCGTAGATCCAGATTTCAGCCGGGGCCGCAGCTTGCGCACCCACCGCAGCGGCCGCAGCCACCACAGATGCAGCCAACGGCAAACGACGGATGCTGTAGAAGGGCCGGCTCATCGAGCGGACCCCTGTGCAGGCATGGACGTGGTGTTCATGCCACGCAGTCTGCGCAGGGGGGCGCGACATTCCCAGGGCGGGAATGTCACAACGTGGCGGCGGCGTTTGCTCCAGCGATCCTGTACACCTGCCGTGCCGTCAACCCATAGCGGCGGCCCAGCTCTGCAGCGTTGCCGGTGCGCAGCTCGGCGCGGATGGCTGCGTCGCGGCGCTGGCGGGCCATGCGGTTGGCCAAGCGCTTGGCGGCCAGCAGTTCATCGTCACCGACTGCGGCCATGGTGTCGATGCACAGGCGCGCCACCTCGGTGGCCTGGGGCTCGGTGTAGCCGTGGCGCAGGCGCAGCGCGTCGCACAGCTCGAAGAACAGCAGCATGGTCTGCTCTTCTTCGACGGCGCTGTAGGCCGTGGCGATCACAGGGGCGCAGGTGACAGCGTTCATACGCGCGACATCCATTCGTCAGAGGCAACAACAGCGGCGCGCGCGATGCGCGGGCGGGCGGGTTTGGTGGGCGAGCCTGGCAGCGCAGGCGCAGCCTGCTCAGGGGACGCAGGTGTTTCTGGCGCATCGGGCGGCGGTGGCGGCGGCGTATCGAACAGGTCGGGCTGCAGCGCTTGTTCGGCGCGCAGCCACTGCCTATCGGTCCAGCGCGGCAGGTCGTCCAGTTCGGCCAGGAACAGGCACCCCACGGTGCAGTCCAGGGGTTCGTTGCGGTGGCCCGATGGGCATTCCCAGCGGTGTTCGACGCCACGCGGCGTGCGCACCGGGATGCGGTGCTCTGCGGTCAAGCCCTTGAAGAAGGCCTCTGGCAGATCGGCCGCAAAGTGCATGCGGCCGGGTCCTGCGCCTTCCAGCTGCAGGCGGCCGTGAATCAGGTCTTTGGCTGTGTCGGTGCCAATGAACCACACCGCAACACCGCGGCGGGTGACGCGGCCGCTGGCCTTGACGTCTTGAAGCGTGCGGCGGGCCTTGATGGGCTTGCCGGGCTGGCTGTCGCCCTTGGTGGCGTGCACGTTGCGGTGCTTGTGCTTGCGCGCAAAGGCGTAGGCCTGGTGCGTCTGGTAGCCGCTGTCCACGCCCAGCGCACTGCAGGCCAGTCGCGTGCCTTGAGCGGTGGGGTAGCTCAGGCCGATCAGGGGCTCAACCTTCTGGTCCCACTCGGCGCTGTTGGCGGTGTTGCCGTAGATGACGCGGTAGTCGATGGCCCAGCTCTCGTCATCGCGGCCGAAGGCCCAGGTCACCATTTCCCAGCGGTCGGCCTGCACGTCGACAAAGTTCTTCAGCACGCAGGCGCCGCGCGGCACCACACCCATTGGCAGCGCTTCGGCCTTGGCGCGCCGCCGGATGGTCTCGGTCTCGGTCTGCTCGAAGTCTTCTTCCCAGGTCTCGGCCAGGGTTTCGTTGGTGAAGCCTTGGGCGGGCCCGTTGTCGCCAGCGCGCTGGGCTTTGCGCGCCTCGAGCCACTCGCGCGCGATGTCGCCCCAGGTGCGTTGCGGGCTGTAGGCCGCCCACACGCCGGTGAAGGCCACATGGCGCGGCGCGCGGA